AGGTGCTGCCCAAGGTAGAACTGGTTAATTTATCAATGCTTCCCCTGACTTTGGAAAAGCCGCCCTCAATACCTGCTAAAACTTTTTCATATCTTTCAATCTTTTTTAGGTACTCATCTAGAGCCTCTTGCGCTCTCTTGAGTTCCGCTTGTTGGTTTTCGAGTGCCTCCGTCAAGCGTACCACTTCTTTAGCATTATCCGAAAGAGTATTGGCTACGTCCGCATACTGTTGGCGCAGGTTCTCAACATTAGATGCTCCCGTTTGGATCGCAGCATCAAGCTGTTTTTTAATAGCCAGAAGTTTCGCAGTCTGTGTCCGCTCCTCACCTATTGAATCAAGATAAAGCTTCCTAGTTTCAACAAGACTTTCAGTTTGTTCTTTTAACTCTTTAGTTCGCTTTGCTATTTCTTGTATGTCATCAGCCATCTATAACCCTCAGTTACGAATAGGCCAGTTAATACCAGCTTCCCTTTCAAACCTCTTAATAGCAATATCAAGCTTTGATTTTTGTTTGTAAGTCATAGGATCATCAAGACCATACTTCTTGATGTAGTCCATATATCTTTTTTCGTTAACGAGGGTGTCTGTGAATCTCTCTACTTCTATTTTGTTCCCTCGAACACGAACTGGGATTCTGCGACCCTTGTACATTTTAGACAAGAGATACTGAATCCAGGCAGCAAACACATTCAAGATGTTCTCATTGAGTAGCTGCTCTTCTCGGAGAGCAGTCAAATCTAGAACCTCATTTTCAAAATCGATCTTCATATAAGTAAACCTCGCACGCATGCCTAATAAATAGTTATCATTTGTATTTATCACGTTTTATAGTTATATGAAGCACCTCTTGAGGTAGTTACGGAATTACCGTTTGCAGCAGCAGATTCATCTTGTTTTTGCTTAACTAATCTTTCAAGCATCCAGTTTCGAATACTCACAGGAAGATTATAAGCCTCGAAGAAACTCCAGGACCCATAGTACTTTAAGTTAAAAAGCTGCTCGTATACGTTTTCTATGTAGTTGTCACTTAGGCCAAAAAAAGTCCACGCCGAGCGGGACCTCCATTTCCGCCTCATGTCCACACTGAGTACAGCTAAAGTCTTGTGATAAATCTATGTTGGGAACCACCTTGTTATAAATTGTTCTTAAGTGGCGAGCATCCCTAGCCGGCATAGCGTGTATGAAAGTCTCAACAGTAAATGGATTATCATCTCCGTTAACAGACACGATAAAAGACCTAAACGCATCAGTAGTAGTGCTTGAATCCATTTTTCGCTTAACTTTTCTGTCCATTTCTTTTGCAAGCTTTGTTTCATCAGCACCTGTTAGAAAACGACAGCCAAGCCTTACATTACTCATAGGAAGATCTATAATAGCCACACCATTTTCAATAATAATTCCCATTTCTTCAGCATTTTTAGCATAATTGTTAAATGGTGGCTCTGATATGTCAAATGTGTACTCTGTTTGTGTCAAACAAGCTGGGCAGGTAACAGTGGTAGAATATTCTGGTCCATAACCAGTTCTTCGAGCGGCGACTAAAAGTGCATTCTTGTCACCAACTAGCAAGGAGTTTACATCTATGCTTTTGTCTATCAAGATATTTTGAAGCATCCTATCAAGAGCCACGCCTTCTTTCAGGAGAGATCTAGAAGTAAGAATATCTTCTTCTTTTGCCGTCATAAAACGTATCTCAACAGTTTTTTGATTATGTAGAGGATGTTCTGGGTGGTAGAACACCCCTTCGCTTGGTAATTCAACAAATTCTGTTGGAACTGACCAGCTAAATGTTGGTGCGTTGTTTCCTGTTGGCACACCAAGACCAACTGCTGCTGTGGTAGCAGCAGGAGTTTCGGTCTGTGATGGACCTGCATCTAAGCCAAGACGGTCTTGATTTCTACTCATAAAATGTAACCTTTCTTTTTAATTGTAACTTGTTAATTTTTAGATGTTAAATCTTATTAACCACCTGAGCCTCATCAGTTCCTATTCTTAGTAGATGCTGGAGGAAGATTAGAAACCCCGCTTTTCTGTAATTCAGCCCAATCGTAAGTGATCTCGCAAGATACCTCTACCATATCGTCTGAATCGTATGAGAGCGTTCCCCCGAAATCAATATTTGTAATGATTGGATTGACCAATTCCCAGCGCTCAATTACAAACCCATCACCATCAATCTGCTTAAGAACAACTGAGCCAATAGCGTCTTTGAATGCTCTTTTGCTCAAGCTGATTTTAGAGATGTCTGCGGTGTCTGGGTACTTATATCCTGATTTACCAAGAATGTCAAGGAAAGCATAAGACAAGTCAGGTTGCACAGGATCAACCAAAGTTACAGTAATTGGATTCCAAGTAACACGTCCTGGAAAGTTGAAAACGTGATCAATATACTGGTGCTGAATCGTGCTTATAGCAGCGACTGGCTTAGTAGCCGTTTTCACAGCCCAGACGGGGATATCCCCTTTATTGTTACCGTTTCTAGAAGTAAAACTTAACTCAAACCGAAATTGACGTTTTGGTTCTGCGTTTGCTTGACCCCAAAATAGACTTGCCATTGTTTATTTAGCTCCTCGTAATAAATAGTTACTCAGTGGATTAATCCTCAAAAGATGCTCCACTGTTTGTAATTATGAAGTCGATTGCGAAGAACTCTACAGCACGGGTGGGCTTCACGTACAACTTAGCATAAATAATGTTGCGATCGATAAGATCTGGTGTTGTTGTTGATTCATCCAAAATTAGTCGGAAGTCATCAATACCGAACTGAGACTTGACATCACGGAGGATTGGCTCAGCTTGTCCCAAAAAGCGGTCCCAAGTGGCTTGAGCGTTAGGCGCAAAGAGAAGCCTTGAGGCGATGAAAGAAATCTCACGCTTCAAGAAGATCATCAAGCGACGAACATTAATTCGGTCAAGAGCACTTGCTGTTTGCTGTAGAGTCTTCTGACCAAATATCACAATGCCCTCGGCTGGGAACTTAGCGATTGGGTTAATATTGTTTTCGTAGAGGTCATCACGATCGTCAGATGTCAGTCTCTGTGAAACATCCAGTACAGGAACACCAGCAGCACCTTCACTCAGACCACCACGGGTGAATCCAGCAGGGGCAAACCAAGGAGCCTGGAGTCTGTCAGTGTTAGACAAGACGCCGAGGGCAGCGACCGATGGTGGTGCCCAGAGTCTCTGGTTAGATTCAGTATCCAAGATGCTTACCCAAGGGTAGTACGTTGCACCATAACTGTTGTTAAGGTTTCGACCCTGGATATTGGTAACTGCGGCAGTTACTGTGCTGGTAGCATTTCGAGTCTGACTGTTACCTAGTGCTTCAGTGTCTGGCACATAAGCGTTAGGAATATCAATGATTGCTAGTGCATCACCACGCTCTTCTGCTGTATCAAGAAGATCATTTGTTACTACCTTTTCAGTAATTCCAGGAATCGTGATTGCATTCATAGAAACATCATCTGGATCTGAGACAATATTAATTGCTTTTTTCAGAGAATATATTTCATAAGATGTGGTTTCTGTTTTGTCACTCATTCCAGAATTTCGGAATGGCTCACGCTCAGTAATGTCTAGACCATCAAAGCCGCCGAAAAGCGTAGTGGTGAATCTATCAATTCCCAACCCGAGAGGTGTGGTATAGTTATTTGATCCTACTGCACTAAGACTTACACCTGTGGAGCGATATGCATTATTATAGGCATAACCCTCTGAAACAGAACCCGAAACATTGTCTAGAGAGAACACCCAGGGAATAACAATAGCTGAAGATCCTGAATTAGTAGCAGTAACGCCCTCAATATCCAACGCTGGGTCGGCTGGGTTCGTGTTATCTGAGGCGTCAAAAGACCTAGCTCTTAGCATATCTGTTATCTCTGGATTAAAGAATGTGTCGCTACGTGAGCGACCTGTCCAGGCACCCCAGAAAGTACTCTTTGTATTCTTTGGAGATCCATTAGTGCTACTTAAACGCAATGGAACACCTGGGAATCTGATGGAGCCAGTAAAGTGGTTATTGGCTGCGGTAGCGATGATACTTACATCTAGAACACCAGCACCTGTATTACCAGTGTAACCCGCTGTTCCATAAGTTGCGGAGTTAGCTCCGTCAAGCATCGTATCTACGTTGCCCCTAACGGTCATCTTAGAAAGTGTGCCAAAATTTTGGAAACCAGCAGAACCACTAGTTAACGAAACATCACGGTATTTGGTAGGCCCGAAGACACCAAATGGTAACCATCGTGTTTCACCAGAACCAGCAGCGACATCATCGCTCATTACGACACGAATATAGTTTGATTGGTTTTCAAATTCACCATAATCTACATTACGTTGCTCTGTGGCACTATAAACGCAGTATTTATCACCAATTCTTTTTGCAATATAATTCTCAGAGGCTGGATTGAGGTTCAACTCATCATAGCGCTCAAGAATAACTTGCCTATTGTCTGTGTCGTTAAGGGCACGAACCAAGACCGAGAAAGAACCATAGGATTGGAAATTTCCTGTAGGTGCCTTAATGTTAGAGATAGAGATTTTAACCTCTCTCTGTGCCCACTCGCCAGCAGTGAGTGCTTCCAAGCGGAATAGTCTTTGTTGAGTGTGTGCAGTATAGTCAGCGTGGTTATCTGATAAATCTTGAGAGATGAACCAACCTGTTGTTCCCTTTGTTGCAGCAGCACGCCAGTTATTTTGCTGACTTGTATTAGTGCCATTAATAGCCATTGGTAGAATGGCAGCTTGGTATTTGGTGGTATCACCGCCAGATATCAAACCAAGGTTTCCAGCAGTTGCATTCTGAGACGAGTATTCGAAAGACTCTCCGAGCCAGTAAAAACCACCCTGATAATATGTTCGAGTAGCAGCCTCTGTGATAGCGCTGTTTGTGATCGTTGGGTTGGTATTTAATACAGTGCGAATAAAGTTTGGACTATTTGGATCCAAGCTCAACTTTAATGTACTACTTGAACTTCCAGTGATAAAAGTTAACTGAAAGTCATCATCAGTTGCGACTTCTACAAGGGTACAACCAACATCAGACACGCCATTATTCAGAAGAACTCGCCCGTTAGTATAAAACTGAGCAGCAATTGCTCCTGTTACGGCAGCGGGATCGGCTGTGGTTTGTGATGAAGAAGGAAAAACCACAAGGGCGTAAACGCCGCCGTTGGGAACAGTACCAGCAGCATTGACTTCCCAACCTGCTTTACCACCGTTAGCGTCAGTAGCGCCAGAAGACTGGTCACCAAGAACTCGCACAAAAGTCAACGGAGAGTTATTTCGGAGCCAAGCCTTAGCAGCAAAGGGTGCGTAGGTAGGAGCAGTGTTATTGCCCTCACGCCAAATATCGCCACCTTCGTTCCCAGGGACAGGATTACCAAAAGTCTGAACAAATTCAGAGTAGGAATTCACCATAATAGCTTTATTAGCTGGTCCCTTGCGGGAACGACCAATAACTACTGGTCCAACCTCTGTTGGAGTGGCTGGGAGTTGTGATTGATCTATCTCATCAACAAATACTCCTGGTGAAATAAACTTAAACTTTTTAGTGGAGTTATTAGCCATCGAAATGTATTCTCCTCGGTCTTAATCGTATAGTAAGGTATCTAGCAATTTACACTAAATACCAATAATAAATAGTAGGGCAGCATTCGAAACGCCAGGTTCATTATCTTCTGTATTTATCTTTTCTGCCCGCATGGAACTCAGGCTCGTCGCCAAGCACAGTTCTTTCACGGCCAATTGTAACCTCAGCAGCCGATTCTCGAACAACAACAGCAGGTACATCTTCGTTCTTATCGGCTCCTAAAATATACCCCAAGACAGTAATTGTAGTGGTAGACTTAAATATGCGTTCATCAGTCCCTAGTCCTGAGTTGTTTCCATCGTTAGTAAAGGTCTCATCGCCGAAAGCCTCATAAACATTACCTTCGTGCTGTATCTTGAAAGCTACAGGGGTCGAGAATCTTCCCATAAAGGCTGAAATTATTTCATTCATCTGTTGTTGGAATTCAGCAATCATCTTAATTTCGTAGGTGACTTCAACGTATGTTGGCATTGGAACATACAAAGTATCGTAAACTACCCTTTCATTGTCAAAAGGAAACGTGTCTTGTTTGAATGTTTTTTCTGCCGTAGCATTGGCACGCAGTCTTGACTTATCTTGGTTCACCCTGCGAGCGATAGGAATTGCTCCACCTTTTTTATAAAACCCAAAGTAAGGAGGAATATACACACCGTACTTGCCCTTGTTGGCAGGATTGTTAATCATTTGTCCTCTAACAATAGATATAAGAGGATACTCCAGGGTCCTGCCATTTTTTCTTAGTTCAGGGTCATCTTTGATCGAAAACGCTCTTTCAGGCGAAGCAAACAAAACAGGAACTTTCTTGAAGCCCTCATTTGTGTTGCAAAACACATTTACATCGTCGTTTACATAGTTAAAAAGCGCACGGTCGATGTCCTCTATAGTAGAGGGGCGGAAACCGTATCTTGCGTCCAATTCTTGATTTAACTCGGTCCTCTTAGGCATAATTCAGTTTCCTATATTCTTTTTCCAGGATTAAACAAACCTTTTCTAGCCTGACGGCAAGTTGCCTGGACAGCCATAGCTTGACCATCTGCAAAATCTGCATCTTGACCAAAAAGGTATCGAGAATCTTCAAACACATCTACTATCTCAAAATACTGTGCATCATATTGAACAAAATCACCAGGTCGCACAAACAAGTTTTGGTCCTCTACAAGCCTTCTTTTATGAAAGTTTACGGTAATACTAAAAAGACTGTCAAATCCAAACTCTGTTTGAGTTCGTTCAGATCCCTCGTATGTTACAAGTGAATAAACTCTGATTGGAGGTAGAAAAGTTTTTTCTATTGCCTCTCCATAAAGATCGTTGTAGTTTGTTGTTTTTATATCAAGTGGAAAATATAAAACTTGTTGCCCGACAACGTGCTCAATGACCTCATCATTAATCTGTTTTACAAAATCTCTCTCTGCCTTCCCTACGAACAAGGGAGGTGGCGGATTAGTAGGCTGTGTCCATCTGTTCTGAGACATCTACTTAACCCACATAGATGCCCATTGGGATTTTCCCAACGACTTCTTGAAGGTTGTTCATCATTTGAGCATCTCCCTCTGCCAATGCACCGTAAGCCATCTCATCAAGAACTGTCTTAAGTTCGTCTCTCAAAGCGTTTTGCTCATCTTTTGCCTCAGAAACCAAAGCTGGTCCGTTGAGCGTCACTTCGTTTCCTGGGATTGGAATGGAGGCGAGTTTAGATCTGACCTGTCCCAGAGTTTCTTTTGCAAGAGACAGGGCAAAGCGGCGAATCCATTGCTTACCAATACTGTTAATAAATTTGTAAGGAACATTAGGAAATGGAAGCGTGTTCATATTGCTTACACCATCCGCTCCATATTTTCTTGTTGGATCTTCCTGAAATGCATCCTCTGCCACTCTAAATTCTACCCAGAACTTTGCGGGGTTAATCGCAGAAGGAGTTGGAAAAATTCTTAGTTTATTATTATTGATCCGAAATGAGTAGTGAGAAGCTCTAACATTTAAATCTTCTTCGAAAGCATAAGCCTGTAAAACATTTTGCCAGGCTGGGACTAGCTGAAATTGGCTATCGTCAGCATACATCCCATATGTAGATAGATTACCTACTGCGCCGATTGCATAGCCCCCAAAAAAGT